GGGCGGAAGCTGCGGCCGGTTGGGGTGATCGAGGGGAACGCGGCCATCAGCGGATACCGATGCGGCTACGGGTTTGCGGCGATTGCTTGATGCGATCCAGCGTCATGGTCATGCCACGGCTGGCACCATCTCGGGTGGCTTGGCGGCGGGTTTCGGCCATGGCCGCCTCCAGTTGGTCTCTGCTGACGTACTCTACGCCGCCGATGCTGGTTGTCTGGAAGCTCATGTTCAGCACCGGCGATCCACCACTGCCGGGTGCGGCACCCATTGCATCGCGCAGGCCGGAGTTGGAAACAACGCTGCCGTTGCGCCCTGGCACGAACAGCTCGGGGCCGTGCTCACCAACGACGTAGGGCGATCCAGCAGAGACCGGGCCGCCGTTGGCGCGGAAGGCACCGCTGTAGTCGGGAATTCCGGGCAACGCCGGGATTCCAGCGTCGACGGAGCCGCCAAAACCTGCCGCGTTGCCGGAAAAGCCGCCTCCGGTCAGTCCTCCGCCAAGACCGGCGAATATCTTGGCAATGCCGATGGCGATGTACTGGGCAATCATTTGTTGGGCCGTCTGGAGCAAAGCACTACCGACCGCGTTGAGAAAGTCGGCAAAGACTTGCTCGGCCGTTTTAGTTCCCCGCACAAGCTCAGCGACGCCGAATGTAATTACATTGGCGAGTTCGCCGCTGACACTTTGGATTAGCTGTCCGTATTTAGCCGAGAATTGCTGTAGCTGCAGTTGCTTTGCTTCTAGTTTATCCAGCAGGACAAGTTCTTGGTTGATAAGTCCGAGTTTCTGCTGCTGCGCGTTAAGGTCAGCTTGCTTAGCTGCCAAAGCCTCGGCATCTAGACTCCCACTAGTGATTTCCGCAGTCAGATCAGCAATACGCTCTTGAATCGGTAACAACGTTTCTGCGGTGCGGATACGCTGATCCAGCAGCAACCGTTCGGCCTCTATTTGAGCCTCGGGCACGGTAAAGCCTGCGATATCCAGACCGACACGCGCTTGCTGTTGTTGGATGGGACGCAGGGCTTCAGCGATATCTCGTTGGCGCTGGGTTGCAGCCAGTTGCTTTTCGAGCTTATTACGATCTATTAAACGTTCATTTATAGCATCTTGTAGATTTAAGTCGTACTGAGCAATCTTAAGTTTCAAATTAAAGAGACGCAGTGTTTCGGCTTTCGTACCGTTTTTGGCTGCCTCGGCTAAAGCCAGATCTCGTTCGTCGCTTAAGGACTGCTCGACAAGTCGAGCGCGAGCTTCAGAAAATTGAAGCGAGCGGCGCAAAGCAGCTTCCTGACCTCCCGCAAATTCTTGCTCGCGAATGTTGATGTCAATCAGCTTTAGCTGTTCATCAAAAATACTTTTTGATGCCGTAAGACGAGCTTGTATCTGTTGCTCTGCTGTACGGGCAGCTTCTTCTTGACGTCGTGCCAGTTCTTCAGCGCGTTGACGTTCCAGCTGGTTAAAGGCAGCTTGTTGCGTTAGCTGAGCACCCTGCAAAGCCAGTAAACGTTCTTGTGCTGTCAAAGAACCTCGTTTTGCCTGGAACTCAATTTCCGCTTCTTTTTTAAGTCTTTCTTGAACAAGCAATCTTTTACTTATGGCTACAAATTGGTCTATATTACTTCTTAAAGATAGCGAAGAAATAGACGTCTGCGTGCGTAAAATATCAGTTTCTTTTTGCAGAATGTTGACACGTTGCTGGGCTTCTGGAGTTAGAGCGGGTGTAGTTTGGGCCCGTTGTTCACCTTGTAACGCTAAGCGGCCGATAAAACTTGCGATGGAAAAACCGCCTCTTTGCGGGCTAGCTTTTTCTACTTCTTTAAAGGTACGAATTACTTCTGCTGTGATTGTTGTGAGTGTAGCTGTTACTGTTTTACCAAAACCGCTCCAGCCTTCTCCTGCATCCTTCAAGGCTTTTGCGTTTTCGCGCCCAACTGTATCGCTTAACGCTTTAAACGAAGCATCTGCGGTCGCAGCGATTTGACCACTTGCCTGAAGATTACTTATGTAATTTTTAGTTGTGGAATCAAGGCTTCCGACTAAGGCTTCCAAACTTTGTACAGCATCGCCGTTTCCTCGCAGAGCACGAGCAAAATCGGCTGACTTTTGAGCGGCTTGATCGAACGTAGAACCTAGTGCTGTGCCTACCAACGACAAGCCAAACCCGAACTGTCCGCCAGCTAAACCTCCGGCAAAACCACCGATACCACCGCCTGCTGCTGCTCCGACACCTTGACCGAACAGCAGAGGAAACGCCCCACCAATAATTGCGTTCCCTGTAGCTTCTCGAATCTTTGCTCGTTGTTGGAGTGAAGACGCATTTCTCTCCAAAACGCGTTCTAGTTTTAACTCAAAAAGTTGTTCTCTTGTTGCTAATTCTAAACTTTGGCGACGCGCTTTATTTTGCTCCTGACGTGAGCGTAAAATAGCATCTTCGTTAGCTTGCTGTCGCTGTGCCGGGGTGAAACCCCCGCTAAAACCTAGACCACCAGGTCCTTGCTCAACGGTAGAGGCAGAGAAACCTGTCTGCGCTTGGCGCAAAAGACGCTGTTGTCTGTAAAACTCGGCCGTTTGCCGTCGTGCAGCTGCGGCTGCTGCATCTGTTCGGGTAGTAAATTCAGCCTGACGCTGACTTAACTTATCTATTTGTGTAGCTGTTTCAGTTGCTGCGGCTGCTTGTTGGTCTAACTCTTGCTGTATACGAGTTGCCTTTGCATCCAGTTTTGAGTTTTCTAGCTGGCGTTGCTGCTCATTCAGATCTTGTAAAACTGCTGTAAGCTCTGCGGCGCCCTTACGCTCTGCCAGAATCTGTTCTGTACGTCCACGAAGTTGGCTGGACAAAGCAACAGGGCTTGCTTGGCCCGGTCCGATAGGCTCGCCGAATTGCGTTGTTTCGCGGATACCAGCTGAAGATAGGCGTTGCTGGCGCTCTGCTTCGTTTACTTGCTTAAGTAGTTGTAGCTTTTCACGTAAGCCGCTATTAAGACTTGATGTAGCAGCTACGTAATTTTGAGCTGCAAGGGTTGCTTCTTTGGTACCTAGGGCGGCTTCGTTTAGTGCTGCTGCTGCGTCACTAACTACTTGCTGCAGATTATTTATGTTACGAACTACACCACCTGTTCCGATATTTTCAAGGTAGTTGTTAAGACCATCTACAAGTTTAGAAGTTGCGTTTATTTGATCGCCTAAACGCTTAAGTTCTTGTGCGCCACGAACGGCAATTTCGATGTCGGCTCTGTAAGCCACGGCGCCGCTACTAACTGGTACTTCAGTTTACGGCAGAAAAATGCCGCCGGGACTAGCGGCGGCGTTTGGCTTTGTCCAGCTCCTTTTGTTGGTCCTCGTTCAGGATCTGGAAGTAAGCGCTCCAGCCAAGGAGTTCTTCGGCGGTCATTGTCGTGCGGACTTGCTCAAGGCTGAGTCCCAGTTCTTTTGCGACGCCGAACTGGAGCATGAGCCAGTTGTCCTGGCGGATCTCCTTGGCTAATTCTTGGGGTCGATTGGCTCGGCGTCGTCCGTGATGATCGCCAGCATGAGCTTTTGCAGGTCGGCGTCTTTGACTTCGTTCTTCAGGACGTCGATTTCACCAGTCGCAAACAGCTTTTGGCCGCTTTCGTCGCAAGCCTTGGTGATTAGCAACTGCAGAGCGAAGGCCCCGGCATCGTCCGACTTGGCGTTTTTTTGGGCGCGTTCGCGTTCGGCCATGGTCAGCGGGCTGACCCACATCTCGAAAACGCTGCCATCGGACAACTCGACTTCTTTCTTGGTTGGCTCCAGGTTGGCAGCCTTGCGGAGGCGGTCGATTGCCCGAACGGGGATGGAGGCAGGCATAACACCGTGCTGCTGTTTTTCTACTGTAGCGGATTAAGCATGAAAAAACCCCGCTGGTAATGCGGGGCTTGCCACGATTTACCCGAAACTAGGTTATCAGGATTGGGAGAAGTCGAAGGTCGGGGTACCAGCTGGGCGGAAGTTGACGGTGACGGACTGGGCGTCGTCGGGGTTGATGTTCAGGCTGGCCGAGGTCAGCACAGCGTTGAACGAAATCGAGCGGCTAAGGGTGTCGCTCAGGGTGCCGCCGCTGAAGACGCGGTCGGTGTACAGCTTGAAAGCTGCACCGTCTTGCTGGCGCTGCAGGACGTCTTGGATCATCCGGTTGGACAGGGCGGCGTCCTCGTTGGTCATGTAGACCGTGGCGGTGCCGGTGCCATCGCCGAAGCCGCTGATGTAGGTGCGGAAGGGCACGTATTGGCCAGGGGTTTGGCCGATCGTGGTGACGTCGATCTCGGCGCGGCTGATCTCGAAGCTCCAGTCGCGGACTTGGCCGACAACGGCAAAGTCGGCGTACTCGACTTGGAACTCGTTGGGGGCAACGGCAGTACCGTCGTCAGTCAGGTCGACGGCGACACCACCGAGAGTGGCGGAAACAATCAACGCACCGGTTGAAGCGGTGTAGGTGTTGACGTAATACGTAGTGCCAGCGACCAGAGGGTCGGGCAGTGTACCGGTGCCGGTGCCGCCGGTTTGGCTGTTGATCACGCTGAATTTGACGGGATCACCAGCTTTGAGGTTCAGAAAAGTCTGAACCGTCATGGTGTTGGTCGAAGCATTGACGTTGGTCTCACCGAACGTACCGGTGGTGCCAGCGGGCTTGTAGTAAAGGGCGCCGGACGTGCCGGACAGAACGGTGGTGGCCATAGGGGCGTACCAGATGGATATGCAGTGGGGCGGGACACTGCCCGGCTCTTACAAGAATAGCAACAGTCTTTAGCTCAGGACTGTTGCTACCCAGCTTGTGTCGATGCGACCCACGAAATGTGGGGCGTCGTCAGTTGCAGAAAATGTTGGTCCGTTTATTTCGCCAAGGCGGAAGAAAACGCCGCTAGATGTTTTTGCGGCAGCATTAAGTGTTTCTAGGACGTTTACGGCGGTGGTGATTAGGGTTTGGTTGCGGGCGGGACCCCTACCTTTTTCCGTAAATACGCGGATAACAAGGGCGCCACGTGCGTTATCAACGCTAGTAGTAAGCGTGGGTTCGTTGGTAATGCCGAAAGTAACATTGACCCGGACGTATTCAGTGGTTGTGTTAGGTGGGACGGCCGTAATGTTGTCAAAGTAGACCGGGACCGCCGGCACCAGCGCGCTAAAAGCGGTCAGTAACGGGTTCTCGACGGCGGCGCGGATTGCTTGGTAGTTCATGCAAACCTCCGGCGAAGGGCAGAATCCATTTCTAACTGCACAGCTCGTCCTAAATTTGCACTTGCATAGGTTGCGAACCAGTCAAGGGGGGCCGTGCGGCTGGAGTTTGTACCT